AAAGAAACCTAATATTCAGGCTCGAATTAAAGAAATGCAGGACAATCTCGCTGAAACAGCAGGAGTTAGCAGATTAAGAGTTTTGAATGAACACATGAAAATGGCCTTTTCTTCAATTGCGAACCTTCATAATACCTGGATAAGAAGAAAGGACTTTGAAACGCTTACAGATGACCAGAAGGCTTGTATTGCAGAGATTGATACGAAGATCAGAGTAGAATATCAGTATAATTCTGAAAGTGATGAGAGAGAACCAATTTCAGTTGAATATGTAAGAATAAAACTTTACGATAAGCAAAAGGCACTTGACAGTATTTCAAAGATGCTCGGTTTTGATGCTCCTACTGCTTTTATAGTAAATGTTCCTACATTACCAGATATTATTATTAAATAATGAAATCGCCGGGCATATATCAAATACAATCAATTAAGAAGCCCGAAAGGAGTTATATAGGATCATCGTCAAATGTATATCGTAGATGGCAGGGCCATATTAGTCAGTTAAAACGTAATATACATCATGCTCAAAAACTCCAGCGACATTTTAATAAATACGGAGAAACCGATCTTCGTTTCTCGCTTTTATTAGGATGTGATAAAGAGGACTTAATTAAATTGGAGCAGTATTTTCTTGATTGTTATAAACCTTATTTCAATAATTTATTACAAGCAAAACCAGTTAAATATATTCCGCATCGTGAGGATGTAAAAGAAAAGATGCGTCAATCAAGGTTAGGCCGTAAACTAAGTGAAGAAACAAAATTAAAGATTAGTAAATCACACAAGGGAATGAAACCATCAGCCGAAACACTTGAAAAATTAAGAATATCTCATTTAGGTCAAAGTAGGCTACACACGAAAGAACAAACCGAGAAAATAAGAGCATCAAATAAAGGGCAAAAGAGAAGCGAGGAGACAAAAAGAAAATTATCTGAAATACATAAAGGTAAACCGGCATGGAATAAGGGTAAGAAATTTATTGACGGCAAATATATTTTAGCAGATGCAAGTTGAACAAGTCATATCTGCCCCTCAACGTGCAATATTAAAAAGCACGAAAGCGATGAACTTGTTTCTCGGAGGTGTCGGATCGGGCAAGACCTATATGCTTGGCATAAAGACTTATCAACTTATTCGGCATTTTCCTTTGATGCGTGGCTTTATTGGTGCGAATACGGCGATGCAGCTTACGCAGTCAACTTTATTTCGTATCAGAGAATATTGGAAGAGCATAGGAATTGTCGAGTATGATAAAATAGGTTGTCCTCACGGTCAATATGTAGTAAATAAACAACCGCCTCCACATTTTAAAAGTGATACACATAGTTTTGATAGTTATTATAATATTATCTCATTTATAAACGGATGCGTTATTTTCATTGGATCACTTGAGAATAGTGCAGCACACAGTGGAAAGGAAATGGCTTGGGCTGTATTGGATGAAACCTGGGACACACGCGAAGAAGATGTTAAAGAGATAATCATTGCAAGGATACGACAAAGAGGTATCTATTTAGTTGATGGTGAATTAAAGAGCGAAGGCAAACCCGAACAACAATATAATCCGTTATTTATTGCAACGTCACCGGCAAAGGTAGAATGGATTAATAACCTTTTTTCACTCGACAAATATGTTGATGAAATAAATGAAAAAATATACTCTGATAAAACATTCTTTTATAAGGAGTTTGATAATAAATGTGCTGTAATTTCATCTACTTATCATAATATCCATAATGTAGGTGGAGCTTATATAAAAAACATTCTCGACAATAATACCCAACAACGTGGCTCGGCTTTGATTTACGCGTGTCCTTTTGTTGCTGTTGGAGGCGAATTTTATTCATCATTCAACCGACTGAAACACGTTGATAAATTACAATACGATCCTGCAAAGCCTTTGCACGTTTCATTTGACCAGAATTCAGTACCTTACAATTCATGCTCTATTTGGCAGTTTGAGCAAAAAGAAAACATTTGGTTTGCGAAGTGTATTGACGAAATAACATTAGAGAACCCGCGCAATTCAACCGAAGAGGTCTGCGAGGAGTTCATGTTACGTTACCCTAATCACAAAGCCGGACTTTACTATTACGGTGATGCTTCAGGGCGTTCACGTTCTACGATGAATAAAGAGTTTAAGCATCATTACGAAGTTGTTGAATTTAAACTCAGGAAATATCTTGTTTCAGGCAGTGACAGAACTGCAATAAAAAACCCTTTGGTTTTAAAGCGCAGGGACTTTATAAATAAGATATTTGAGGATAAGTTACCGATTAGAATATTGATTGACGAAGGATGTAGAAAAATGATCGCTGACCTGATGTATTGTAAGCAGGCAGTTGACGGAACGAAAGATAAACATATTGTAACTGATAAGGAAACAGGTGACAAATATCAGAAATATGGCCATTTATCCGACGGATTTGATTATTTATTAACAGAAGCCTTTAAAAACTATTATATAACTTAATATTATTAACAACACGACCACAAAAACATATTTATTATTAAGCCATGACTAAAGAAGACGGATTAATCGAACTCGCTCGGATTGTTAAGGATGACATAACTCATCAGGACTATGCGCGAGTATGTGAACTTGCAAAGACGTATTACAAGATGGTATCAGGTGACGATATCTCAGAACTTCTGAGGCGAATTACAAAGCGCGAAACAGAAGAGGAATATGAGATGCGTAAAAAGATAACAAACTCTGTTATCCCTCCGACACTCTCATCAACAAAGCTGCCGTTTCAAAAGACAGTGCGAACAAAGGCAAAGAAACGGGTAATTAAATGGGAAGTAAAAGACAGCGAACAAAAAAAGACAGAGTTTGAGGTGTTTCTACAAAATTACTGGGGCGACGCTTCACTTGAAAAGTTCTTAGAATATGCGTTTGTTGATTACAACTACATTGACCCGAATGCTTTTCTGATTACCGAGTTTGATCCTTTCGATCCCGTTAAAGAAAAGGCAAAACCGTATCCATTTATCGCTACATCGGAGCAGTGTATAATGTTTGAGATAAATAATAACGTACTCGAATACTTAGTCGTAAAACTTCCGATAAAATATAAACTTGTCGAAACCGATAAGAATGAAGTTGACGGGGTTAAGTACACGATCTATTTAGGGCAGGATACAATCACTTTCACTGAGTTCTCGAATACGGGTATTGATAACTTGCCCTTCACGACTGATGCGAATTTAATAACTGAGGATATTAAAGTGCTTCAGATTAACGCAAAAAATTATAAGATTAACTACTTTGATCCAAAGAATGATAAAGTTCCTGCACGAAGATTTGGTTACAAGCGCGATGCTGAGACACAGGGGCGCACGTTTGTTTCAACGTTTCATGATATTATTCCTTATCTGAACAAAACCCTTAAGATTGACAGTGAAATGGATCTGACGGCTGCTATGTGTGCCTTCCCGCAAAGGTTTGCTTATGTTATGCCGTGTAAGAACTGTAATAAGGGTAAAATGCCTGACGGCAATCAATGTCCGGTTTGTAATGGTTCAGGTAAAGAACCTTTTCATAATTCGACAATGGACGTTGTTACTCTGGATATGCCGCGCGACCCGCAAGAAATGGTACAACTTGAAAACTTGCTTATCTATAAGTCACCGCCGATTGAACTTTTGACTTTTCAAAAAGAGTACATTAATGAACTTCGTGCAAATGTTTTCCTGATGATGTTTAATAAAGAGTTGTACGATAAGAACCAGGTCGCTGCAACTGCAACTCAAAAGGTACTTGAAATTGACAATCTAAATGACACTCTGAAACCTTTTGCAACGGCACTGTCTACAATGTGGGAGTTTATTGTTCGCGACGTGGCTACTTATACTGATTTTGGTGAAGGTTTATACGTTGAGCATCTTTACCCTGATGACTTCAAATTTAAGTCACTTGCTGAACTTATGAATGAACTTCAGGGTGCAAAGAACGCAAACGCCTCGACCTCTACAATTGCAAAGATCGAAGATGACATTAACGAAAAAATTTATGCTGACCAACCTGAAGATTTAAAAATCATAAGGATTAAAAACTCATTCAATCCGTTCAGAGGTTATAAAGAAGAGACAATCAATTTGCTGATTTCGCAGAACCTTACCACAAAGCTTAATGCGGTGCTTTATGCAAATATTGAGAGTATTTTCAATGAACTTGAACAGGAAAATGACAACCTTTACGAATTAAAGTATCAGGTCATTCTTGAAAAGGTAAAAACTAAAGTTGCCGAATATATGCAAATCATGGAGGATGCAGCACCGAAACAACCTCAGTTAAACCTGGGTGCGGAAGAGGCGCAGACAGAAGAGACACAAATGCAAGGCGAATGATACGTTCGCGCGGTTGGTATGATTTCAATTGGTCGCCCGTTGTCGGCTGCCTCCGTGGATGTGATTATTGTTACTTGCCTCAATACATGGAACGCTTTACAGGGCAAAAAACAATTGAGCCTAAGTTTTATCCTGAAAGATTGTTTGAGCCTTATGAAATTAAAACTCCTTCAACTATATTTGTATGTGCCTTTGCAGACTTATTCGGAGCATGGATTAAGGCTGAATGTATACAAAACGTAATTAATGTAATATCAGAAACACCGCGTCACACTTATGTATTCCTTACAAAAAACCCGCAGCGATACCGAGAGTTTGAGTTTCCGGCAAATGTCTATCTCGGAATTACCGTCGAAGCACCGGAGTATTTACATCGTGCCGAAGCCCTCAGAGACCTCCCGTCTCGAAAACTTTGCAGCATCGAGCCTGTTCTTGGTGACTTTACCGGCGTTGATCTTTCTATGTTTGATTGGGTGGTTTGTGGGTATATGCTTGGACGCAAGTCAACGCGTCAGGAAAGGGCGTGGATGAAGTCAATTATTCACATAAATAAATACCAGATAATAAGATGAGCAGAGAGATAAAATTTCGGGCGTGGGATAAAAGGCATAACGCTTTTGCACGCTTTTTTAGTATGACACAACACGCAGACGGATCATTTGGTATTGATGAAATACACGGCAAGAATTGGAATAATTATACTGAATGTGATGAGAATGTTGAACTCATGCAGTTTACAGGACTAAAAGACAAGAATGGCAAGGGAATATATGAGGGGGATATTCTTAAAATATTTGGTTCAGTTGCAACCGATGACCCCGCTTATGGATTTTATGAACCGACTTCTATTGTCTCATTTAAAGATGGGTATTTCGGATGGGGGAAAGAACATAATGGGACTTACTCATTTGACCCATTTAGTAACGAGGAAATTGAGGTTATCGGCAATATCTACGAGAACCCCGAATTAATAAAACCATAATATGACATTCGAGATTATTCATGCAAAAGAAATTAAGAAGTCAAAACTTCGGGAATGTTTTTACTTCAATTTGAAGGCTAATAACAATGAGATTATCGCAACTTCTGAGATGTACGAAACGAAACAGGCCTGCATCAAAGGAATTTCTGCGGTGCGAAAATGTTTCTTCGCTAAAGTAATTGATAAGACATGAAGTTCACGTGCGTACTTCCATCTTTTCTCGGTCAATACAGCGGCGCGGCCTCGCGGCGACCTGAAAAGCTGGTACGTGCCGTTAATTCAGTCATTGCTCAGTCGTTTACAGATTGGGAACTCCAGGTCGTGGCTGACGGTTGTCAGACTACGGTTGATATAATGCAACAATTCACTGACAAACGTATTCATACAACACTGATTAAAAAAGCTCCGATGTGGGACGGTGCGCCTCGTAATATGGGAATTGAAAAGGGCAAAGGTGAGTATATTATTTACATTGACGGCGATGACTATTGGGGTGAAGATCATTTAAAAGGAATAAATGAAGGGCTGAAAGATTATGATTGGGTTTATTTTAATGACTATATTTGTAATCATGATGGTACGTGGATACAACGGCACTGTGACATTAAAAGATTAGGGATGAACGGTACATCAAATATCTGTCATCGTCGCACCTTAGACGTTCGCTGGGGGCACAGAGGGTATGCTCATGACCATTATTTTAATCAGAAACTTTTATTTTATCCTAAATATGCGAAGATTACGGCAGGCGAATATTTCGTTATGCACATTCCACCCCAAACCGATCTGTAATGAGCAAAGTAGCAGCAATAACAATCACATACAATCGTCTCGACCTCACAAGGAGGACAATCAAGTCATTCTACGAAAAAACCGGAGTTGACTTTCATTTGTTTATTGATAACGGCTCGACTGACGGGACTATTGAGTGGCTCGAAGATTATAACCGTATTCTTTTAGGTGAAAACCTGGGTATTGCTGCCGCGTTTTACTACGGGGTTAATCAATTGAAGGATTACGATTATATTTTGAAACTTGACAACGACGTTGAAACTGTCACTGAAGACATGATCGCAAAACTTGTCAGGTTTATTGAGGTTGCTGGTCCTCATGCCGTTTCACCGCCTGACCTTATGATTGATCCTGCTTTTTACCCTCAGATTTATTCACGTAAGAAAATTACTGATCCTGCAAGCGGGTTTATTTATGATGTGGAATACACTTCGCACACGGGCGGGGCGTTTCAGCTTGCACCTACGAAATATTGTTTGCAAATGGTTAATCAATTTACAGCCCTCAAAGGTGGTGACATGACAATTGGATGGTATTATAAATCTATCGGTTGCCCTGCGGCTTATATTAAGAATTACGGTATGAACCATATAGGGTTAAACAGAAGCACACCAGTAAAAGATTATATATTTTAAGATATGAAAACAATATGGAAGTATCCCATAGAAATACATGAATATTTTTGCATAGAAATGCCTATTGATGCTAAGATATTAACAATTCAGAACCAAAAAGGGATAATCTGTATGTGGGCACTGGTTAATCCTGATAAAAGATTAGAACGCAGGTGTTTTAGGATATATCCTACAGGTCAGCCAGTAGAGTTTTATGGTGATTATATTGGAACATTTCAGATATCTGATGGAGATATTGTATTGCATCTATTTGAAGCCGAATGAAATATGATTTAATTATAGTTTCCGCCTCACGGGATGACAGCCTTCGCAAAATGACGCAGGAGGCTATTGATACCTGCTTAATGGATCATGCAGATGTTAATGTTATACTTGTTGAGACTTTTAAACAGTACCCGTATCGAAACGTAAATACAACGGTATTTTTTGAAGGTGAGTTTAATTACAATCACTGTCTGAATTTAGGGTTGAAACATCGCAAGGGTGACATTCAGATTTTGGCTAACAATGATATTATCTTTGAACGCGGCTGGTCTACGATAGGTGAAACAATGAAGACATACGGGTATCTTTCGGCATCAGCCTTATCAAACCATCCCCGGCAAAAAGCATTTAAGCGCGGTGACTTCGCTTATGAAGGTTATGAAATTTGTCTTTATGTTACTGGTTGGTGCTTGTTTGCAGATAAAAGCGTTTGGGATAAGATCGGGGCACTGGACGAAAGTTACCGCTTCTGGTACTCGGACAATGTTTATATCGAACAACTAAAGAGGGCACAGATAAAACACTTTTTAATTTGTAATGTATCAGTTTTACATTATATCAGTCGCACACTTGCAAAACAGGATCGTAAAACTAAACTTGAATTGACTAATGCCGAAAGAAAAAGAGTTCAAAAGCACAATCGCGCACATCTATAAAAGGAATTATGAAGATATTGGAATGTTCTTTTTTGTGGAGGCGCAACGCATGATAGTTCCTGCGGTGACTATCGAGCAGGCTATTGATAATTTCTTTCGTTATATGTGTATCAAAGATTTCAACCACGATAGTGCAGTAACAACCTATTCACGGATTAAAAAAGAGTTTTATGAAGTTGCCAAAACGTCTCTCTGAGGTATTAAAGCGTAAAGAAGACTGGATCGCAGGCCGTGAAGCAAAACTCCAGACCGCGATAATGAAGATGCAGGAAGCTCTTTTGGCTCGAACCATGTCTGAGATTATACCAAAACTTGAAACCACGAACGGCAAAATCAGAAATACGTTAAAGAATTACCAGTTGCTTGCATCACTTGATAAGATGTACAAAGACTTTGAAGGCGTGCAACGTTTGGCGTTTGTTTCAGAAATAGGCGACACTGCAAAAGGAATAATGAAGTTTAACAGTAACTTTTTTACTGTTTCAATGGGTGCAGCGTTGCCGGAACTGTTTAAAGAGATACTTAAAAACACTTCTGAGATACTGGATTTGCGCGTAGGTCTGAAAGGCGGAGAGATTGTCGGAGGTAGTTTTCTTGACGACCTGATTGCAAATAAAAATCTTCTACTCGAATTAAAACAATTCATGGGACAGGCTGTTTCGGCTCAGATACCTACAAAAGATTTCATCAAAGGATTTAATGATTTGATCGTAGGTATTGAAGATAAGCCTGGAGGAATGGACAAGCAGTTCAAACGTTTTGCACATGATGTTTTTATGCAATACGATAGGGCTTATGCCGCAACGGTAGCTGACAAGGCAGGGATGAAATACTTTATTTATCTCGGTGGAAAAATAACTGACAGCCGTGATTTTTGCGTTGCTCACGATGGCAAGGTGTGGAGCAATGAAGATGCAAAGAAGTGGACTACGTGGACACCTGCCGACGGCGAGTATCCTGCCGGTTATGAGATTAAACAAAAGGATATTAACAAAGTGCCTTCATACTTGAATTATCCTGGTTACGCGCCCCGTATTGATTTAGGTGGTTATAATTGTCGGCATCATTTAGGTTACATTATGGATGAGTTGGCATATCAGATGAAGCCAGAGTTAAAGGCTGATTATAATAAAGCTCCTGAAGGCGTAGAGGGTGATGGTAAAATGAAAGTACCAGATAAAAAAGAAATACCATCAGATATTCAACAAGCAACAAATATTCAAGAAGCTGAATTAATGTTAAAGGAGCGTGGGGTTGAATATGTTAATTTAAAGGGAATGTCACTTGAACACGCTAATCAAATGTTATACACAATTCAAGTTATTCCTAAATCTGCAATACCTAATTTCTTTGGGACTGGGACTGAATTTGATAATATAATGGGAGGCGTTATAGGTAGAAGTGGGAGAAAGGCAGAACAATGGTATGGTATTTCATTGACAAATCAAGTTTATAGAAAATCGGCAAATGATTTTGTTACAATAAAAGCAATAGGGATAAATTCTCGTAAATACTCATCATTAGATGATATAACTGCACAAAAGTTGTTTGTAAATGATAATTATTTAAGTAGAACTGGCAGAGATTGGTTTTTTAATACCACTGGAGAAGCAACACATTTCCACGAAACTGGACATATATTTGAACAGGCTCATGGATTACCACAGGATTGGAATTTTCAAGTAACAAAATGGTTTAATGAAGCAAAGGTTGATATTCTCAGGTCGCCAAAGGAAGCATGGGGAGAGGCATGGGCTGATTTATACTCAAATGAAGGTAAAAGATTGCCTTCGTATATTAAGGGTTTAATGGAAGAATATATAAAAAGATTTTAATTATGCAAGCAGATTTAATTTGTATGTATTGTAAGCATTTCAATGGTAAGGAATTTACCTGCAATGCTTTTAAAGATGGTATTATACCAGAGATAATCGTAAGTGGTGATAGTATTCACTCTGAACCATTACCAGAGCAGGATAATGATATTGTCTTTGAAGAGTTGAAAAAATAATTTTAATTGTTAATAATTATTGTTTATTTTTACAAAAACATTTTTAAAAATGGCAAATACAATAAAATGCTTAGTTAATGGTCGCGAGTTAAGTCTTTCGCCCGAAGCCTTCGCAATGGCAAAGGAGTATTTTGGGGCTGAAAAAATATCCGACCTGATTGCGGCAAAACCTATTGAATTATCAAAGCCGCTTTTAATTCCGAAGCCTCTGACAAAGGAAATTATCCCGCCTGTTGAAAAGATTGTTGATAAACCTATTGAAATGCCGGTTATTGAAGACACTAAAGAGGATAAAACTCCTGAGGTTGTGAAGGCAGAAAAGAAGCCTGCAGTAAGGAAAAAGGTTGTTAAAAAAGCCGTGAAATGAGAGAGATAACATCAAAGCGTAATCACAAAACGCAAATAATCACTGATGAAGAGTGGATGTGGCTCGTGAAAACAGATCGTGCAAAGAACTTCAATGTTACGCTTTTGCATGACATTAAAATCCCTTCTGCTCCGGTCATTAACAAAGAACTATTAAAACCGAAACTCGAAACAAACAAACCTAAACATATTAAAAAATGACCGATAGCGAAGTCAAAAAATTAAATGGGTTTCTTTCCAAAACCTTAAAGATGGAAGCCGAGGACATGGCCAGCCTTTATAATGACGCCGGGGAGCTTGTCTCCTTAACCGCAGCCGAAAAAGCAGACACCGCGCGAGTTGCAAAGCTCAAAGAGGATAATGAGAGCCAATACAAAAGAGGTCAGAAAGAAGTGGCCTCCAAACTTGAGGCAAAGCTGAAGGATAAGTTTGAGATAGAGTCCGAATTAACTGGAGTTGATTTAGTCGATCACATTTTAGCAATTGAAGTCGAAAAGGTAAAAGGTAAAGGAACTGAAGATATAACGGCACATCCCGAGTATTTGAGGTTAAAAACCGAAAGTGATAAGCTACTGAAGGCCAAAGACAAGGAATATCAAACGAAAATCACTGAACTTGAAAGTAATCATACAAAACAATTGATGTTTTCAAAGGTCAGGGATCGTGCGTTTGCTGAACTTGATAATTTGCGTCCGGTATTGCCCGAAGATGCGAAAAAAGCTCAGAGGTGGAAAGAAAAGTACATTGAAGAGTTTCGCAATTATGAGTTTAAAGAACTCGACGGTAATATTGAAGTTCTTAAAGACGGCAAGCCTTTGCAAGACGATCATGCTTACAACGTAAGTTTTGAAGACCTTGTTAAACAAACCGCTTCGGAGTTTTTTGATTTTCAAACCGCTGATCCGAGAAGTTCGGCAGGAAACAAAAGCAAAGAACAAAGACCTATCACTGCGCCGAAAAACGACGATGAATATGTTGCTAAGATTAGAGAGGCTAAGACACCAGAAGAGAGAATTAAAATTATGGAGTCTTACCAAACTAAAACAAAATGAGTGTAATTGGAAGTGTTGATTGCGGTTACTTAGCCACTCTTCAGGCTATGATGGACAAGATATGGGTTGACCCGATAGCTAACATTGATTTGATAGCTGATGTCGAGGCTGCTAAAGCTGTCCTTGAAAACCAACAGGTGAATTTCTCTGAAATCACCGGGAAGAAGAAAAGAACTATGAGCCTTGAATGGCAGACTAAATGCGACGTTACTACAACGGCGTGTACGGACGATTGCGATATTACGGGTGAGGATATTGAACCTGAATGCAAGGAATACGAGATTGAGTGCTTACGTGAAACTACGTTCCTTGTACCTGAGAGGGTTTACCGTGAACGTACGATCACAATGCAGGAGGCTATTGCACGTAATATGCTTCTGCATAAAAAAGCCCTTGACGAGTGGCTTGCTCAGTACATTGTCACCGGACTTTTGGCAAATGCAGGAACAAACGCATTTACCGGAGGTGTCGGTACGGTTGCTGCTGCCCTTACCACGATCCCTTCAAATAACTGGGATGATTATATCTGGGGTTATTTCAACCGCGTTATACGTGGTAATAAATTTAAGTCACCTTACCTGTTGACCGGAGACAACTTGTATCAGTTGCTCTTCAATCGTCAGCATGAAGCAATGACCGAAGCCGGTAAAGCTGCAATGTCAAAGATCGGATCAATCCGTAAGGTTTACGTTGATCCTGAGAACGTTGAGGCCATTGCACTGAATACCACGTTCCTTATTCATAAGACTGCTGTTGCATTTGTGAACAAGGCATGGTATCCGCTCGGTGCTGTTAATGCCGAGAAGCGTGCTGGTGTTTACTGGATGTGGTCTGAAGCATCGAACAACATCCCAGGTGTTTATTATGACATATTCCTGAAAGAAGCCTGCGCCGAGAATGATTTTACTCAGGCCTACAAAGTTCAGCTTCACGGGTTGTTTGCCATGAACCCTTATCCTTGCGATGAAACAAATACAGGGATTTTGGCCTTTGCCTGTGGCGCGTAATTAAAACATAATGTTTAATCAAAATAAAAGGTACTTGATTAAATTTGAGTACCTTTTATTCTTTAAATCATGATTAAAGTAGAAGATTTTTCTAAGTGTAATTGCGGTCAGAAACGAAGGGAAATTCCGCCCGTTGTCCGCAGACCTAAACCAGAACGAATAAGGAGGCCACGATGAGCACGTTACCTGAATGTTTCGCAAACAGTATTGGCCTATCCAGAACCGATGACAGTTGTGTTGATTTTGATGTTACCGCCTCATTGTCGGGGCTTTATGTAGATGAGTTGCCTGGAATGTCACTTCGGATACTTAATGCAACTGACAATTCAACAACACTGCTCGAAAAGATGACACGGGCGCGCGAAAACGCTGTTAATACTTTTAAGGTTGATTTAACTCAGGAAGTTCTGAAGTATAAAGAACCTATCCGTGACCGCTTCACCGGAGACATAGGATATAAACAGTTCAAAACACTTGTTTCAGGTACACATACTTATTACGGTCTGAGGATGTATTCTGATATTCGTGGCGGTACTTTTACTTTGCGAAGCATAACTATCATCTTAAACACTACGGAGGCTTTAAACCTGTTTATTTACGATGAATACGACCTAC